TTGCGATGAACATCATTGGATACTGCCGCATCAAGAGTCTTCGAGTTCACGCTTACGATATTCAGGAGCCGAGTGTTGGTGATTGCCGGACGGTGTTCCCTGCATGCACACCGATTAGTGCGTGCGACATCAACCCGCTGACTTACACGTCGGAATCTGTCAACCCATAGAAACAGAATGCCAAACCTTACGCTCATCACGCTGACGCCCCCGAGTTTGCCGGTCGGGTATTGTCCGACCAACTACCAACAGTTGGCCAACGATGTCATCAGCGGCACTCAGGCGACGTTCAATAGTTCGATTGGAAACTCGTTCTTCAACTTCGGTGCATCTGTTCCGGCGCTGAACAATCAGGTTTACCCGTGGTTGGATAACAACGGCAACTGGTGGGTTTTTCAGGGGGGTTATTGGGCGAGGCAAAACCCTGTTGCCGCCGGTGGAAGCGAGCGTCGCATCTTCGTGGGAACAAGTGCTGATGTCCTTTCATACGACGGCGGTGACGGAACCGTTTATTCCGGCAATCCTTACGCCGGTTCGATGTGGGAAATTGACACAGCTTTCGAAGCTCGATTCCCGGTTGGAGTTGGCACGTTCGCGGCGAGTGGAGTTGTTAGCGTCAATGGAACAACCACATCGACCGCTGTTGCCGGTGAGGACAAGCACACGCTTGTCACCTCCGAGATGCCGTCGCATACGCATCAGATTCTCGACCAGTACATCAACCTCGCCCAGCGCGGATCGGCTGACACGAGTTTGTTCAGCGCAACGAACCGTACAGAAGGTGTCGCCAACTTGTTGCCGACCACTTCGTCCGGCGGCGATGCAGCCCACAACAATCTTCCGCCGTTCTATGGTGTTTACTTCATCAAGCGAACTGGCCGAGTCTACTACACCAAATGAAGCTGATCGTCCAAGATATCAGGTCAACGATTGCTCGGGCTATCGGCGTTTGCGTCGATGACGCTCGCGTTTACGAGTACATCAATCAGGCGTGCCGACGACTGCTTCACAAGGGTTTGTGGGCTGGCGCGTACGGACGCTTCACGATTCACACGGTCGGAGGCTGCATCACTTGGCCGCGTCAGATCGAGACGATTGAAGCCATCGCAGATTGCTGCGGAGTTGGAACGGTTCGCAATCAATGGTTTGAGTTTCAGGAAACCGGATACGGACTTCTCAATGGAAACCAAGTGTGCGTTGGTAAGCAGCTTGTTGACCGTGGTACCGTGGTTTCTTACCGCGACATGTCTGGCGGTACTAACAGTTATCTTCGAGTCTACCCTGGCGACGCTTCGGATGTCGGCAAAACCATCACGCTGCAAGGTGTTGATCAAAACGGCCAATGGATTCGAACGCAATCCGGAGGCGTCTGGATCGACGGTGAAAAGCTAACGCTTGCTTTGCCGTACACTCAATCGACCAAGAAGTTCACCACTCTGACCGGCGTCATCCGCGAAGCCACGAATACGGCAAGCCGTTTGTACGAGTACGATGCGACGACGCTGCTAGAGTTGGATCTGGCAGTTTACGACCCTGATGAAACTCTGCCGCAGTATCGTCGCAGTTACCTCGCTGATCGTTGCAACAACGAGGAGGACAAGCCGGTAACGGTGATGGCGAAGATGCGCCACATCAACGCGACGAGCGTGAATGACTACCTCATTCCCCCGTGTCCAGACGCCATCAAGCTGATGGTCATGGCGATTCGCAAGGAGGAGAACGATTTGATTCAGGAAGCAGTGGCCTACGAAGCCAAAGCTGTTCAAGCTGTGCAGGAGCAGACGATGCAGTATTTGGGTGACGCTGTGGCAACCATCCGAATGGTGGGCGTCGGATTGAACGGCGGTGGATTTTCTCAATGGTTCTGATAAAGGATAATTTATGGCATTAGGTGCAGCAATTCTTGGAGCGGCGGGAATCTCCGCTGCCGGTAGTTTGCTCGGTGGGCTTTTCGGCGGACGTAAGCCGAAGGTTCCTGAGCTGAAGCCGATCAACTTCGAGCAGGAACAGACCAACGCTATCCGGCAAAACATTGCCGCGCTTGAGCCTGCCACCAAACTAGCCGAGAAGACGACATCCGCCGAACAGTCATTGCTTGAAACTCAGCTTCGCCGTGCGATTCCTGGCTATGACCAGATCGTTCAGCAGGCTGGGCAGAATATTGGCGCAGCGTTGCGCGGTGAGCTTTCACCCGAGGTTTCCGCTCAGGTTCAACGCTCGACTGCTGGACGCGCTTTGTCTGGTGGATTTGGAGCTGGTTCTGGATTCGGTCGTTCGCTTACCGCTCGCGATTTGGGTCTAACATCAATGCAGATCCAAAATCAGGGTCTTGCTCAAGCTCAGAACTTCATCCAGCAGCAGCGAGCATTTGGAATGGCCCAGCCGTTCTCGGTGAGCAGCATGTTCATCACACCCGCTCAACGGATCGGCGCGATTCAAGAACAGCAGGCCAGAATGTACGGGCGTGATTTGACTGCCGCTCAGGTTGCTGCTGCTCCGTCGCCGTTCCAGCAAGCCATCGGAAGCACATTGAGCAACGTCGGAAACATCGCTGGAGGCGCTCTGATGCAGTATGGCCTGTACAAGGCAATGCTTCCGACTGCTGGCGGAGCTGGAGTTCCTGGAACTTCACCAAGTTCTGGATACGGGTTTGAAAATTCAGGATCAATAAGTGGTGGAGCAATCGATTACAGCACCGGAGAAATGCCGATGTCACCAGGAACGCCATACACCAACCCGATGTCTCCGGCGACTCTGTACGCTGTTCCCCCTTCTTCCTTCTACCCTGGAATTCGCTAATCTTATGGCCGACCAATCTCTCCAAGCATTTCAGCTAGGTGCAAACCTGTTCGACCGCGCGCAAACTCAGGCGCGGATGATGGAGCAGTTTCAGCAGCAGACTGCCGAGTCTTTGCTCCAGCGCCAAGGAATGGAGCTTCAGAACAAGATTCGAGACATGACTCTTGCTGATGCGATTGGTGAACAGAAAGCACAGGTTGAGGAATTCAATGCGTTTTCTGACCTCAGCAAGCAGGTCGGAGACTATCTCGACAACCCTACTCCTGATTCCAAGTTTCCATTAATTCCAGCTTTCAAATCAAAGCAGTACCGCGTCGAAGCTGACCGGATGCTCAACAATTTGGAAAAGTACTCGCAAAGAGCGATGCTTTTGAAGGCTAGAGACAACGCGGCCAACAGTGCTGCCAGCAAGCAGGCTCAGCTTCTCAACAAGGCCGCTGAAATTGGCGCTGTTGTTCTTGATCAGAACGGAAATCCGCAGATTGACTGGAATGAGTACAATGCCAGAACTACCGCAAAATTTCAGGCAGACATTGGAAGTAAACAAGCAACCGCACAAGCCACGCTTGATCGAGTCGGTATCGCACAAGCAAATCTTGAGCGTTTGATTGCAGAAGGTAAAAATCGTTCAGAGATTCAAAACGCTACGCTCGCTTTACGCGAGGAAATTGGCAGGGCGAATCTGGCTTTACGCGAAGAGCTTGGTCGTGGCCAACTTCAACAGGGCGAGCAGCGTTTGAAACTTAGCGAAGAGCTTGGTCGTGGCCAACTTCAACAGGGCGAGCAGCGTTTGAAACTTAGCGAAGAGCTTGGTCGTGGTCGTCTTGCTCAGGGTGCTGAAAGAATCGACATAGCCCGTGAAAAGGCCGAGTCGGCAAAGACATCATCGTTGAAGCCAACGAAGTTGGATCTTGATGAGCTTGAATTTTCTGAGGCGGTATTGAACGGAATCAAGCCGATGGAACCGTATCTGGCCGAGGATTTGTACGGTCCGACGTTCAATATAAGGGTCAAGGCTGGCGAGGCTATTGGATCGTTTGGACCAGAAAGACAAGTGAACCAACTTTACGAGAACATGAGCAGCGGTGCTATGTTTAAGCGAGGCGGCAAGTCTCTCACAAAGTCTGAGACGACGAGGATTACCTCTTCCATCGGTAAACCGACAGACACAGGGTTTTCTGAGCGAGTTCAAACCTTCAAGGAATTGACCGCTCGCTCGATCAAAGATCGTGTCGAGAAGCTGAGGATGCAGGGAATTGACAACAATCCTCAATACTCTGCTTACATCAACGAACTTGAACGTAGGGCGGATGAGATTTTAGGTGTTGAGACAGCCCCTCAACAACAGTCTGAAATTCGGTCGTTTAACTCAATCCAAGAAGCTCAGTCGGCAAATCTTCCAGTTGGAACTAGAATCTCAGTCGGTGGAAGACCTGCAACCATCAAGTAAACACAAACATGGCTGAAATTGTTTTTGACGACGAAGTTCAGGTAGCTCAGCAGCAACCTTCCGCATTGTCTACGCCGCAAGCCCCTCCGATGCGGAAGCCTGAGGTTGTTTTTGAAGAGCCACCAATCGGCTCTATGGAAGCGGTTCAGAAAGCTGTAAAAGGATCAGACCTTAAAGGCGCGCAGCGATTTCAGTCTCAAGATCCGCTGGTGCAGCAGGCTGATTTTTACCTTGGAAGAGACAGCGCGCGTAAGTTTCAGAAGTATGTTGCTGGAAACTACGAGCCTCTTACGGACGAAGACTTTACCGACAGAGAGCGACAATTCCTTGTAGACTACGAGAACAAACGCGGAAGAAAAGTTCTTGGAGGTGCAATTAAATATGGTGGCCCATTAGCCGCTCAGTTCTTTCCTGGAGGACAGGTCATTGCCGGTGAAATGGCGTACCCAGCGATTGCAAACATCGTTGGCCAAATGGTTTCGCCTGATAATTTCAGCGTTTCTGAGGCTGCTGCTGAACTTGTCCCCGGTGTTTCTCTTTCCAAAAAAGCTGCTGCACCAGGACTCAAATCGTTCCTTACGACCGCAGAAACTGGCGTTGCTCAGCAATCTTCGCTTGGTAAGCAAGTCGTCAAAGAGTTTGGAGCTGGAGCCGGAACTTCGCTCGTCAAGTCTGGCATCGAAGCAATGGGCGGAGAGATTACTGGCGGCGATGTAATCCAGAATGCCATTGTTGGAGGACTTCTTTATCCGTCAATTTCGACTGGTGGACGAGCTTTGTCGGCAGCAGCCAAAGGACGGTTAAGTGCGTCCAAAATTGCTGGAGAATTCCAGCGTCCATTCACGCAGCAATTCCTTGCAGAACGGACTGCTGAGATTCAAAAGCGTCTTGGTGGAGGTGCAGGAATCGACCCTGCATTGTCCGATCAGTTGGCCAGCACTCTGTACTCGCCAGAGTTTTCAGGCACTGGCGCTGAGGCTGTCCAGAACTGGAATGACCGCATAAAACAGTTTATCGGTGAATCTGTTGTCAATGGAAGGCGCTCTGGACTTTCTGGAGACGAGCTTACTCAAGCAATTGTTGAGGAGCTAAAGCAGGTTTCTGGAAAGCCCGATGTTGACCCAAATCTGGTCGATGTAATCGTCAGAAAATCGGATGAGCTGACAGAACAGGCCAAGAACAATGTCGATCAGTTTCTCAATTCCAAAAATTCCGAGTTGGTCGGACTTGCTCGACGCGCTGAAGGTGAGCTTCAGCTTGAATCTCAAAATATTAAAAATCAGATTCGAGATTTGACGGTTCAGAAGAACAACCTTCCCACAACCAACCAGGCTGAAAGAGAACAGCTTACCAATCAGATTGCCGAGAAAACCAGGCAGATCCAACAGATCGAAGAAGGTTTTGATTCTCGTTTTCCTGCTGGGAAACCAATTTCGGCATTCGAGGCTGGAACCGAAGTTGGAGATATTGGAAGAGAGGAAGCAAAAAAGTTTGATAAAGAACAAAAGGCTGGATTTGATAAAATCAGACCAGACTTAAAGAAAATCGTTGTCGAGATAAATGAAGGAACGGCTGAAAAGCCGGAAATGGTAAAATACACACTTGAGGATTTGCGGCAAATTCGCTCGCAAATTTTTAGGTTGTTTGATTTTAACGCTGCCGTTCAAAAAGGTTATTTTGAAGATTGGAAAAAACTAAACAGAATTAACGATCAGATTACAGAGGCTTTTGATAATTATCCCGACGTAAAAAAGGCGCTTGAAGCTCAGAACAAGCGATATGCAGAAGGCGTTAGTCGGTTCAAAGGTGCTTACGTTAACAAAATCCTAAGGGAAATCGGGGAAGCTGGTGGTGCGCCTGAAATGGTATCCTCTTTGATTGGAGCAAGAGGTGGCACAGCTATGTCTGCACTCAAGGACATGGCGGGTGAACGCTGGACTTCCGAGGTTAAGCCGATCCTTTCGGATTACATTTACAACCAGATTCGCGGTGAAAAGCCGACTGACTTCCTCAACACGCTGATTGAAGCGAAGGGTGCGCGTGGAAAGCTCTCAAAGGAAGTTGCCAACGAATTCTTCCCGAGCATCGCAGAGATTCAGGATGTCGCTAAAACCTACAAATCGCTCATCGATGAGCAGGCTGAACTGACGGCAAATTCTAAAGAACTTAAGAAGCAACAGGATCAACTCATCAAAGATGTTGATGCCGGAATTTCAGGCTCAGAAAAACTGCTTGCTGCCAATGAAAAAGCAATAAAGGCAAACGAAGCGCAGCTTCAAAAAGTCCTGATAAATCAGAAAGACGACACGGCAAAGCGTCTTGCAGACCTCAAGGCTGCTGTTCTTGACAACAAGAACATCCGCCTCGATGACGACGAAATTAAGACAATCTTGGCCAACCCTAACGCCAAGGATCTTGTCAAAAACCTGAGCGATTACGTTTCTCAAGTGTCTGAGAAGCAGTCTGAATTTCAGCAAGCTTTGGCCAGATCATTGAAGTCTGGAAAGCTGGAGACAACACCTACTCCTGGTGACATCGTTGATTTCCTGAAGCAATCAACCGACACGCTCTCGTCTCGGAACCGTTCCGTGAAGTTTATGGAAATCATCAATGCGAGTCGTCCAGAGCTTCAGGGTGATGTCCAAAACATCATTGTAGGAAGAATCGTTGAGGACGCCTTGTCGAAAGATGGAAAGATGATCGACGCCGCTAAGATGAAGCAGCTTGTCGCTGGCGGAACTTCTCCTGGTCCGTACAACGCGATGGTGACTGCTGCTTTTGGAAAAGACGGTGTCAGCAAAATCTCCAAGATTGCCGATCAGCTTTCCGATCTGACGGCGGACAAAGAAACGATTCTTCAAAAGACCGTCTTGCCATTCATAGTTGGAAGCACAGTTGCCACCTATTTTGGTGGCGGACCTTTGACGGCTGTTGGAGCAGGAGGTCTTGCCATTTCTCAGCGCAGAGCTGCGATGTCTATTGCTAAGAATGTCGGTGCTGCAACCGTTGGGAAAATCCTGCTCAACCCGACATACATCAGCACTGTTTCCAAACCAATCGATTCGCTGACTAAAACTCAGCTAGACACGTTTACTCGCCAGTGGCCGAAGATTTTGACGCTTGAATTCGAGCGGATGAAGATGCACGACGAGAATCAAAAACTTGAGGAACGTCAGATGCGCGAATCGCAACGCCAGATGCGCCGCCGCGACTAATGAAAACCTCCCTCTCCAAAAAAGGTAATACCTACAAGGGGCGTAAGGTGACGCTGAACAAGCCCTTCTACACTCCTGGCGAGCGGAAGAAGAGCGCGGTGTACGTCAAGAATCCGGCTGGCAAGGTTGTCATCGTCCGGTTCGGCGATCCGAACATGGAAATCAAACGCGACAATCCTGAGCGTCGTAAGAATTTCCGCGCGCGGCATAACTGCGCGACGGCGAAGGACAAGACGACGCCCAAGTATTGGAGCTGTAAGGCGTGGTGATACACATTTATGGAACAAACTACTGAACTGAACTTCGGGCAGGCTCTCGAAGCGTTGAAACTCGGGCGACGTGTGGCCCGTACTGGATGGAACGGAAAAGGTATGTGGCTGCGGATACAGACTCCAGATGCCAACAGCAAGATGACGCTTCCATACGTCTACATCGAGTATCCCGTATTACATCCTGCCTACCTCAATGGATCGCGTGTGCCGTGGCTGGCTTCACAGACCGATATGCTATCTGAAGACTGGTGCATCGTTGATTGAATCAGAACGACTGCATTTCCAACATGAAGAAGAAATCAAAGTTCAGTAAATTGGCCAACGAACTCCGTAAGGAAGGGGCCGATGATCCCAAGGCTCTCGCCGCGTGGATCGGTCGCAAAAAACTTTCTAAGGAAAAATTTCAGTCATTAGCCGCCAAAGGTCGTCGCCGCGACGAGCGTGAGAAGGCTAACGCCTAGGATACTTTCCTTTGGAGTACGGTTTCCTAGCCGACTCCTTATCGACGACGAACTTCTCAGGTTCTGCGTAGTTCCATGAGATGTCGCCGCCCGTGCCACGCTGGATCATAATTGATCCGGTGACTTTTCCTTCCTTGTCAGTCATGCCGGAACGGTCGGCCCGTTTCGCCATGCCGAGCATGAACTTGCGCGGATTGTTGAAGCCAACCTCCTTCATCACAATCACCTCGCGCGCCCAGTTCGTCAGATCCGACGATCCGAATCCTGAGTAGGCCAAATCTGCCACGCTCTCAGGCTTGTCGTCCTTGCCCTTCGGCTTTGGGAAGTGATGGACGAGTACCAGGACAACACCTGTCTCCATCATAATCGGCTGGAGAAGGTGTCGGGTGAAGTTCGCGCAGACCTCGATATCCGCAGGATTGCCACCCATGTAGGAGAGCAGCGGATCGATGTAAACCACGTCAGCCTTGGTCTTGCGAACGAGGCGGCGGAGCATTGTGGCGAAGTCTGTTCCGGTTCGGACCGTTTCACGGAAGAAGAGCATGTCAACGCTCCGCAATCCTCGCTCCCAGTTCTCCTTTCCAAACGTCATCTGAGCCGCCCCCTTGAGTGCGTCATGCTGATCGGCGATGTCGTTTTCCGCCTGGATGTAAGCCACTTTTAACGCCCGGACGGGCTTTACGCCAAACCACGCTTCACCGGACGCCCACTTCATCCCCTGATACGCGGCCATCGAGCTTTTGCCGCAACCACTTTGGCCGACGAAGAGAAGCGATGAACCGCGACGTAGCCACCTGTCGCCAATCAGATTGTCAGGATCATTCTTCGGGTCGTACTCGATGATGCTATCGAGCGAGAACTC